ATCTGGACTAGCAGACGGTAGAGCTGGATCAGCTCCTTTTCAAATGGCAACACCAGGAGAAAGCCCAAATAAAATTCCTTGGGGGAAAGCGCTTGGTGGAGCTTTTGGTAGTTTATTTGGACTAGGAGACGCTGATAAACAAGTTATGGGTATGGCAAATCAAGCTGTAAATCTAGCTCAAGGAGCGGGTGGTCAACAAATGAACCCTGGTAATCCAGTTGTACAACCAGTACAAGTGCCAGTTCAACAACCAGGAGTGTTAGCCATGCAAGCAGAGGGAGAAGGTGTTTTAGGAGGACAAGAAATAGCTAAACAAAATGAAAACTTTGAGTTAGACGAAGAAAACGGAAAGTTAATGACAACTGAACAATTTGGAGGAGAACAAGGAATTTTAATTAACGATCCTGATAATGTATTAGAAGGAGCTCCTTATGGTAGCGATGACTTTGATTATATGTATAAAGTAGAAGAAGATGGTAGTTATACATTAACTGGTAAAAAAGAAAAAGGTGGTGATCAAGGCGAAGGATCTACAGATCCTAATTTAGGTTAAAAATAGAAATTATGTTAGATAAATTATTTGGCGGTGGAGCCGCAGAATTAGTAAAAGGTGTAGGTGGAGTTATAGATAACCTACACACATCTAAAGAAGAAAAACTCGCTGCAGAGTTAAAGGTAAAAGAATTAATTGCTAACTATGAGACAGAAATGGAGAAAAACATTACTAGTCGTTGGCAAGCAGATTTAAAGTCAGACTCATGGCTTAGTAAAAATGTTAGACCTATGGTTTTAATATTTTTAATAGTATGTACAATGTTATTAATATTTATAGATGCAGGTGCTATAAAATTTGATGTTAAAGATACATGGGTAGACTTATTACAATTAGTATTAATAACAGTGATCGGTGCTTATTTTGGTGGTCGATCATTTGAAAAAGTAAAAAAATAAAATTATGGCAATATCACAAGATACAGCATATGGATTTGGTCAATTAGGCTCATTATTCCTAGATGCTTCAGGAGCGGCAAGTCCTCCAACGGGTAAAGTTTTTGTAGCTATTACATTTTTAGCGGACACAGTGTTTGACGCTTCAGGTGGTTTAGTTGCAGATACAACTAACACAGCTAATTTAGGTTTAGAATACGTAGGCACAGAAGCAGCTGCTCACAATTTATCTGACGGTTCTGAAACAGCGATATCAGGTTCTGGAGGTCTACAAATTGACGCTTCAAATACTTTTCCATCTGGAGTAACTATTGTCGGTAGATGGACTGAAATAGATTTAACTTCTGGTATGTGTATAGCTTACATAGGTGAGTAATGATAGGATTAGGTAATTCAATATCAAGTCGTCAATACGCACCTCAAGCTACATACGCTGTTACTAGATCTGTAGATTTAGATGGTACAAATGATCATATTATAATCACTAACTCCGTGGCAGATGATATTAAAAATATAGGTAGTGTTTCTATATGGTTTAAATCAGATGCAGCTTTTCAAAACGACACTCTTTTTAATCTACACACAGACACAAGTAACGATAATAAAATAGCATTATTACATTTATCGTCTAGTAACGAGATAAGACTAAATTGTAGAGGTGGTAGTACTAATACTATTATAGACGCAGCTCACACTATTAACACCTCTAACTGGGTTCATGTTGTGGCTACTTGGAATAGAACCGCTAATACTATGGCTATATATATAAACACTGATAGTGCCGCAACAGGCACAAACTCAATTACTAATTTTGCAACTACTGCTAATAAAATATACTTAGGTAAACCTGGTAATTCTGACAATGCTTACTTCGATGGTCATTTAAGTAGTCTCACTTTGTGGGGTGGAGTTCTAACATCTAGTGAAGTTGCAAAACTTTACAATGGAGGTACGCCAGGTGATCCAAAAAAGAGTGGTATTTCTGACTTAAAAGCCTGGTTGCCTTTAGACGAGACAAGTGGTAATTTTATAGATAGAACAACAACAGGAGCAGATGGTGTTCCTACAAACAGCCCAACACAAGGCGTACAAGACGTACCATAATATGAATAATAAAAAATACACAATAATAACAAAAGACGAGGTCGCAAGCGTTGACTTTAGTCAAGTACTAGAAACATCAGCAAATACCTTAAGATATAATAATGATGGTACAAAAACATTTGTGAAGTTTGAAGGTAACACTCCAAGCTTTTTAGATGGTAAAACACAATATACAAACGATGAGATGCTAACAGAGCTTGGTAAATCAGAGTGGATAATAGAAGATTAAATTAACTTAAATTAAATAAAATGGCAAAAACAAAAAAGAAAGCTGAAAAGGCTAAAAAAATTACAAACGAAGAATTAAATGATCTTCAAAACCTAGTAAATAAAATTAATCAAAATTATTTACAAGTAGGACAAATAGAAACTCAAAAACATAATTTACTACATAATTTAGCTGGACTAAATGATGAATTAGTTTTAATGAGAGGAAAATTTAAATCAAACTATAATACAGACGATATAAACATCGCTGATGGAACTATAAATTACAATGAAATTAATTAGAAAAATAACAATAGGTAAAGACTACAAAAACGATGCTATGCATTATGCGGTTGGTCAAGAAGTTTATGGTGGGCACACTATTTGTGATATAATAGAAGAAGATGATAAATTTTCTATTTATATAAGAAAAGGTAAAGAAGTTTTACCATGGAAAGACTTTAACAAAAATATGGCTATATCTATAGAATATAACTTAGAATATTAAAAAACATGAGAAATTCACCACTAAGAGCGTTTGGCTCTCCACTTAAAGACAAGCCAAAAAATCTAAAAACAAAAATAAAAGACGCTTTAAAAAACGTAAAAACACAGGGTTTTAGCGATGTTAATGTTAAAGGAGTTAATTGGGGTAAAGACGTAGAAGAACTTAAAGGCACCGAACACCGACAAGACATGAGAGTTTCTGGCGTTAACTTGTCAAAAGATTTTAACTTAAATAAAAATTTAAAGTTAAACGTAAGCAACCCAGCTATAGTGCACACGAGACCAACGTTTGATGGTTCTTTTGTTGGAAATACGTTTGGGAACGTAAAAGTTTTACCTTTTAGCCCCAGCGTTAGGTTGACGTATAATATTCCTAGTAAAAAATAATGAAAGCGCCTTTTGACTTTGTTATAGAGCCAAAAGGAAAAAGATATAACAACACGGTTAAAGTAGAAGATTCTGAATTAATACTTAATACAGAAGTTTACAACCATGAGTTTGTCAATAGAGAAGCTATTGTTAAATCAATTCCTACAGCTTTAAAAACAAATATAAAACCAGGAGATACTATCATAACGCATCATAATGTTTTTAGACGTTGGCATGATGTAAAAGGTAGAGAAAAAAATAGTAGAAGTTTTTTTAATGAAAATACATATCTTGTAAAAGAAGATCAAATATTTTTACATAAAAAAAATAACAAATGGAAATCATTAGATGGTTATTGTTTTGTACAACCTATTAAAGATAGAAAATTTTTAGGAGTAGAAAAAGAAGAAAGATGTATTGGTGTAATTAAGTATACAGACGGATCTTTTGATAAAGAAGAATTAGTAGGGTTTACTCCATTTTCTACATATGAGTTTATAATAGACGGAAAGCGTTTATATAGAGTTATGAATAAATTTATTACAATTAAATATGAATATCAAGGAGACGAAGAAGAATATAATCCAAGCTGGGCGGAAAGCAGTAAATGAATTAATTAAAGTAGCTGAAGAAAAGATTATAACAAATACTGAAGATGATGTTTCTGCTGATAGACTAAAAAACGCAGCAGCTACTAAGAAATTAGCTATATTTGATGCGTTCGAAATACTTAACAGAATCCAAGAAGAAGAAAACCTACTTGAGGGAAAAACTTCTGAAGATAAAAAAGAAAAAGTTTTTAGAGGATTCGCAGAAGGAAGATCTAAATAATGTACGAGCAAAGTTTAGTTAAGGTTGTAGAACCTATTAAAAAAACAACAATCACACGGATGAACCGTGGTAAAAAATGGAAATATGGATACAATAAAGAAAATGATATTGTCATTATATCAAAAAGCGGTCAAATTGGTGAAATACTTGAAATTCAAGGCTTGCAAATTGGCTTGCCGTTGGAACCAAAAGGAGTGTACATGCACCCCAAAAACAAATGGGTAAAACTAGAACAACCAAAGGAACTATCTAGATTTAAGAATATATTTGACTGGAAAAACTATCCAGAAGAAAATAAAGATCAATGGTATGATTATATTGATGAGGAGTTTAGAAGAAGAGATGAGGGTTTTTGGTTTAATAACAAGGGTAAACCAACATATATAACAGGCACGCACTATATGTATTTACAATGGAGCAAGATAGACGTAGGTGCTCCAGATTTTAGAGAAGCTAATAGATTGTTCTATATTTTTTGGGAAGCTTGTAAGGCTGACAAAAGATGCTATGGTATGTGTTATCTAAAGAACAGAAGATCAGGGTTTTCGTTTATGTCATCTGCAGAAACAGTTAACTTAGCCACACTTGCAAGTGATAGTAGATATGGTATACTTTCCAAAACTGGTAATGATGCTAAAAAAATGTTTACCGATAAAGTTGTACCAATTAGTATCAACTATCCTTTTTTCTTTAAACCTATACAAGATGGTATGGACCGTCCAAAATCAGAACTTGCTTATAGAGTACCAGCTAGTAAATTTACAAGAAAGAAAATGTCTGCCACGGATGGCATGGAAGAAATCGAGGGGTTAGACACCACTATAGACTGGAAAAACACTGGAGATAATAGTTATGATGGTGAAAAACTTAATTTACTAGTACATGATGAGTCTGGTAAATGGGAAAGACCTGATAATATATTAAATAATTGGCGAGTTACTAAAACATGTCTTAGGTTAGGTAGTAGAATTGTAGGTAAGTGCATGATGGGCTCAACTTCCAACGCCCTAGATAAAGGTGGAGATAACTTTAAAAAATTATATAATGCATCCGATGTTACCTCTCGAAATAGAAATGGACAAACAAAGTCTGGTCTTTATTCTCTCTTTATCCCAATGGAATGGAACTACGAAGGATTTATTGACGAATACGGCCATCCAGTCTTTGATAATCCAGGTGATGATGTACTCGGACCCGACGGTGAATTAATAGATTATGGAATAATAGAGCATTGGGAAAATGAGGCCGATGGATTAAAAGATGATCACGATGCGTTAAATGAGTTTTATCGTCAGTTTCCAAGAACAGAGGAGCATGCTTTTAGAGATGAAACAAGAAATAGTATATTTAATTTAGTAAGAATATACGATCAAATAGATTATAATGATGGAAGAGGAACATCTTCAACGATATCTACAGGTAATTTCCAATGGGTTAACGGAATAAAAGATACACAAGTTATATTTTATCCAGATACAAAAGGTAGATTTAAAGTTAGTTGGGTTCCACCTCAACAACTACAAAACAGAGTAATACTTAAAAATGGTATTAAATACCCTGCTAATGAACACATGGGAGCGTTTGGTTGTGACTCTTATGATATATCGGGAACTGTGGATGGTAGAGGATCGAACGGATCTCTACATGGTTTAACTAAGTTTAGCATGGAGGACGCTCCTCCCAATCAATTTTTTTTAGAATACATAGCTAGACCACAGACAGCTGAGATATTTTTTGAAGACGTACTAATGGCATTAGTTTTTTATGGAATGCCAATTCTCGCGGAGAATAATAAACCTAGGTTGTTATATTACATGAGAAGAAGAGGGTATAGAGGTTATTCGATGAATAGACCAGATAAAGTTTGGAATAAACTATCTGTAACAGAAAAAGAAATAGGTGGTATACCAAACTCAAGTGAAGATATAAAACAAGCTCATGCCGCGGCAATTGAGATGTATATACAGCAATACGTGGGAGATATAGGTAATGGTAATTGGGGAAGTATGTATTTTAATAGAACACTGAATGATTGGGCGAAGTTTGATATAACAAAAAGAACTAAATTTGATGCGTCTATTAGTTCTGGTTTAGCAATCATGGCTTGTAATAGAAACTTATATACACCTAACGCGAAAATAGAAAAACAACCAATAAGTTTAAATGTAGGTCGATACTCAAACAGAGGTAGTATGTCAAAATTAATTAAAAAATAATATGAGAAGTTATTCAAATTTTCCAAGTCAAACAGTTAGCGATAGTGAGAAACTATCTGCTGATTATGGACTTAAGGTGGCGCAAGCTATCGAGTTAGAGTGGTTTGATGACTCTGGTTATAATAATAGATATTTAAATGATACAAATAGTTTTCATAAATTAAGATTATACGCCAGGGGAGAGCAATCTGTACAGAAATACAAAGATGAATTATCAATTAATGGAGATTTATCTTATTTAAATTTAGATTGGAAACCCGTTCCAATTATACCTAAATTTGTTGATATAGTTGTAAATGGAATGACTGAGAGAATGTTTAATGTTAACGCCTACTCTCAGGATCCTTTTGGTGTAGAGAAAAGAACAGCATATATGGAGTCCATACAAAGAGATATGGATACAGCGGAGTTTAACGATATGGCTAATAATCTAATGAACATGGATCTTTATGAGAATAAGAAAGAAGATCTACCAGAAAATGAAGATGAACTAGCTTTACATATGCAACTTAGTTATAAACAAGCTGTTGAAATAGCGGAAGAACAAGCTATTGATGTATTGTTAAAAGGAAATAATTTTGATTTAATAAGAAAAAGATTATATTATGATTTAACTGTTTTGGGTATTGGAGCTGTTAAAACATCTTTTAATAAATCAGAAGGTGTCGTGATAGATTACGTAGATCCAGCGAATTTGATTTATTCTAAAACAGAATCACCTTATTTTGAAGATTGTTATTATATTGGTGAGGTAAAAGTTATACCCTTAAATGAACTTGTTAAACAGTTTCCTCATTTAACAAAAGAACAATTAGAAGATATATCAAAGAGCAAATCCGATAGAGCTATACACAAAACACATGGTTATGGCCTTAGAGATAATAATGATCATAATAAGGTTGCTGTTTTATATTTTAATTATAAAACTTACACGAATGAGGTTTATAAAGTAAAAGAAACAGGAACTGGAGGGGAAAAAGTTATACCTAAAGATGATAAATTTAACCCACCTGAGGGAAAAGAAGGAGATTTTGGTAAGTTAGATAGAAAAGTAGAATGTTTATTTGATGGAGCTATAGTGCTTGGTACTGATATAATACTTAAATGGGAAAAAGCTAAGAACATGATGCGTCCTAAAAGTGATTTTACTAAAGTAAAAATGAACTATAGTATATGTGCTCCTAGAATGTACAATGGTAAAATAGAGTCAATAGTTAGTAGAATCACTGGTTTTGCTGATATGATTCAGTTAACTCATCTTAAGTTACAACAAGTAATGTCTAGAATGACTCCAGATGGTATTTATTTAGATGCTGATGGTTTGGCTGAAATAGATTTAGGTAATGGTACTAACTATAATCCACAAGAAGCATTAAATATGTTCTTCCAAACCGGTTCGATTATTGGTAGAAGTTTTACTGCTGATGGAGATACGAACCCTGGTAAAATGCCAATACAAGAAATACAATCTGGTAGTGGTCAAAAAATGCAAAGTTTAATAGGTACTTATAATTACTATTTACAAATGATTAGAGATACCACCGGTTTAAACGAAGCTAGAGATGGTAGTATGCCAGACGAACGTTCTTTAGTTGGTGTACAAAAAATGGCAGCAGCAAATTCAAACACAGCCACTAGACATATATTAAACGCCGGACTATTTGTGTGTGCAGAAATATGTGAATCTCTTTCTCTTAGAATATCTGATATTATAGAATATTCCCCAACTAAAGATGCTTTTATACAAGCGATAGGCGCTCATAATGTAGCGACGCTAGAAGAGATGTCCCAATTACACCTTTATGATTTTGGTATATTTTTAGAATTATCTCCTGATGAAGAACAAAAACAAATTTTAGAAAACAATATTCAAGCAGCACTTGCCCAACAAAGTATAGATTTGGAAGATGCTATCGATCTTAGAGAAATTAAAAACGTAAAACTAGCTAATCAATTATTAAAACTTAGAAGAAAGAAAAAGCAGCAAAAAGAACAACAAATGCAGCAAGAGAATATGAAGGCTCAGGCAGAAGCCAATGCACAACAACAACAAGCAGCTGCACAAGCCGAGGTTGAGAAACAAAACGCTTTAGTACAATCACAAATACAAATTGAACAAGCTAAAGGTAAAGTAAAACAAGATACTTTGCAAATGGAGGCAGAAGTAAAAAGAATGTTGATGGACCATGAGTTCGAAATAAACATGAAACTTAAACAAATGGATGTTGAAAGTGCTAGTATACAAGCAAAAAACAGAGAGGATAGGCAAGATCAGAGAGTAGCGATGAGTGGAGCACAACAAGAGAAGTTGGTAGAGAAAAGAGAAGCAATGAAGGAAAAACCATTTGAATCCGCTGGTAATGATGTTGTTGGTGGAGGAATGAGATTAGGTGCATTTGAACCTAAGTAAACAATTTTATTAATTATATAATATTTTATTATGGCAGAAAAAAAAGAAGGACCTGTTGTAGATGACACGGTCGAGAAACTAAAGGTTAAAAAACCTAAAAAGAAAAAATTTGAAAAACCTCAAGAAGGTCCTATAAAAGTTGATCTAAAAGAGCTTAAGGAAAAAGCTGAAGAAATAACTAAGGTAGATTTAAAAAAACCAACTGAAGAAATAAAAGCCCCAGAAAAACCAGTAGAAGAAGTTAAAGAAGAAAAAACTACTGAAACAAAAGAGGAGGTACCAGTTGTTGAGGAAATAACAAATGAAGAAAAAGTAGAAAAGAAACCTACACCAATTAAACAAGAGGTAAAACAACCAGAGCAACCACAACCGGTTTTACCAGAAAATATAGAAAAGCTGGTTAATTTCATGAAAGACACTGGTGGTGATATAGGTGACTATGTTAAATTAAATAAAGATTATTCTGAAATGGATAATTTAACTCTACTTAAAGAGTATTATAAAACTACAAAACCTCATTTAAAATCTGATGAAATTGAATTTTTAATGGAAGATCAATTTTCATATGACGAAGAGGGTGATGATGAAAAAGATATTAAAAGAAAAAAATTAGCGTTAAAAGAGCAAGTTGCCGACGCTAAACAGCACCTAGACGGCTTAAAGTCTAAATACTACGAAGATATAAAAATGGGTTCTAAACTTCCTAGTGAAGCTAAGAAAGCTATGGATTTCTTTAGTAGATATAACAAAGAATCTGAGGAATTAAAAAAAGCAGAACAACAAGCTCACTCAGCATTTAAACAGAAAACAGAGAATGTATTTAGCGATGAATTCAAAGGTTTTGAATATAACGTTGGAGACAAGAGATTTAGGTTTAACGTTAAAAATGCTAATGAGGTAAAAGAGAGCCAAAGCGATATTGGTAATTTCATTGGAAAGTTTCTTAATGAAAATAATCAAATAGAAGACGCAAAAGGTTATCATAAAGCTTTATATACTGCTATGAATTCTGATGCTATAGCAAATCACTTTTACGAGCAAGGTAAAGCCGATGCTTTAAAAGATAGTGTTGCTAAATCTAAAAATATAGATATGGATCCTAGACAATCACATGGTGAAAGTATAAATGATTCAGGTCTTAAATTTAGAGTGCTTGGAGAAAATTCTAATGATTTTAAGTTTAAAATTAAAAAGAAAAATAAATAACAAATTTAAAATTAAAAAATTATGGCAATTACAAATGGGCCGTTGTTGAATAAGGTGCCTTCACCTCAACAACAAACGCTAGCTTCAAATTACATCGACTTCGCAGGAGGTTCGACTGGTTGGGAGCAACAATATTTACCAGATCTAATGGAGAAAGAAGCTGAGGTTTTCGGACCGAGAACTATTTCAGGTTTCTTATCACAAGTTGGAGCTGAAGAATCTATGACATCTGATCAAGTAGTTTGGTCTGAGCAGTCAAGATTACACTTATCATACGTTGGGACAGTAGATGCTGACGGTGATACAAATGGTACGTTTACAGTTACTCACGATATCGATGGTAGTGCTGATGGTGAAAATGGTTTCTCTGTTGCATCTCACGGTATTAGAACTAACGACATAGTATTAATCGCGCAAGCTGGTGCTGTAGTTAGAGCATTAGTTGTTGAGACTCCAGAGTCAGCTGTTGTTACAGTTGAGCCTTATTCTGCAGCTGCTTTATCAGAATTATCTGATGGTACAGCTACTTTATTAGTTATAGGTTCTGAGTACGGTAAAGGACAATCTTACACGGATAATACTGGTACATACAAAGCTGACAAAAGAACGGCTTTAACTCCTACTTTCAAATCTTACAGTAACAAGCCAATCATCATGAAGGATTACTACGAGATCTCTGGATCTGATGCTTCTCAAATTGGTTGGGTTGAAGTTTCTGGTGAAGAAGGTCAATCTGGTTACTTATGGTACTTAAAAGCTGAAGGAGACACTAGAGCTCGTTTCACTGATTACTTAGAGATGACTATGTTAGAAGCTGAAAAAGCTGTTGCTAATTCTGCTATTGGTTTTGGTGCTGATGGTCAAATCAGAGGCGCTGCTGATGGTGGTACTAACGTTGGTACTGAAGGTTTATTCGCTGCTATCACATCAAGAGGTAATATTACTTCTGGTGTTACTGGTGTTAATGCTGCTACTGATTTAGCTGAGTTTGATGCTATCTTAGCTGAGTTTGATTCTCAAGGTGCTATTGAAGAAAACATGATGTTTGTTAATAGAGCTACGTCTCTTGCAATTGATGACATGTTAGCTTCAATGAACTCTTATGGTTCTGGTGGTACTTCTTACGGTGTTTTTGACAACGAAGAAGATATGGCGTTAAATTTAGGTTTCTCTGGATTCCGAAGAGGTTCTTATGACTTCTACAAATCTGACTTCAGATACTTAAACGACAAAGCTACTAGAGGTGCTATTAACGACAGAGCAGGTAGTGCTGCTATCCGCGGGGTTATTGTTCCAGCTGGTGTATCAACTGTTTATGATCAATCTTTAGGTAAAAACCTTAAACGACCATTCTTACATGTTCGTTACAGAGCTTCTCAAACTGATAACAGAAAAATGAAGACTTGGGTTACTGGTTCTGTAGGTGCAACTACATCTGCTTTAGATGCAATGCAAATACACTACTTATCTGAAAGATGTTTAGTTACACAAGGTGCTAATAACTTTATGTTAATGCAATAAGCACATTTATTTTAAAGAGTCGGGGCTTCGGCCTCGACCCTTTATTTTTATTAATTTTATTATATATTATATTATGGCAAAGAAAAAAGAAACAAAAAAAGAGGTAGAGGTACCTGTTGTTGAAACACCAGTTGTTGATACACCAAAACCAAAAGAAAACACTTGGGAAATTAAAGATAGAATGTACTATTTAAAAGCATCAAGTAAACCTTTATCTAGAAGTATTAAATCAGCTAATTTATACTGGTTTGATGAAGAGAAAGGTTATGAAAGAGAAATAAAATACTGTGAAAATCAAACAACTCCATTTGTAGATGAAATGAAAGGAGATCAAAGATTATCTCATATTATTTTTAGATCTGGAAGTTTATATGTTCCAAAAAATAAAGTTGTTTTACAGAAATTTCTTTCGTTATATCATCCAGATAGAGATACTATTTTCTATGAAGACAAACCGGTTAAAAGAGCAGAGAATCATTTAGATTGGTTAGAATTTGAAATTGCAGCTATGAACGCAGCAAATAATCTAGAAATTGACATGATGGAAGCTATTATGCGAGTAGAAATTGGTTCTAAAGTATCAGAGATGAGTTCTAAAGAACTTAAAAGAGATTTACTACTATTCGCTAAGAAACAACCACAACTATTCTTAGAATTAGTTACTGACGAGAATATAGGTTTGAGAAATATGGCGGTAAAAGCTTGTGAAGCACATGTTATAGAATTATCTCAGGATCAAAGAACGTTTACTTGGAAAAGTACAGGTAGAAAACTAATGACCGTTCCTTTTGATGAAAACCCTTATTCAGCTTTAGCCGCTTGGTTCAAAACTGATGAAGGTGTTGAGGTTTATTCTCAAGTAGAAAAAAGATTAAAATAATCAACTTGTAGATGCAGTCGCTCTACGGGGCGATTGCAAATACAAAAATATAAAAATATAATGGCTATAAGTGTAGATACAGTATATCAAAGAGTTTTAGCAATAGCTAATAAAGAACAAAGAGGTTATATTACTCCTCAAGAATTTAATTTGCTAGGTAATCAAGCGCAAATATCTATATTTGAATCTTACTTTTTTGATAAAAATACAAGAGAAAGATTAGAGCCAAATCCAAAAACAACCACCACAGAGTCAGATATCACTGAGTTAATTGATAAAAAATTAGCACCCTTCAAATCTTCTGAAGCGGTAACAAGTGGTCACACATTCCCATCAACAGTAACGGTTAGTAGTGTAGCGTACGATGTTTTTCAAACGGGTCGTGTGTTTTATAATGACCGTGTATGTCGAAAGGTTAAAATAAATGAAGCAGAAAGATTAAAATCTTCTGTTAGACATATGGTAGATACAGATCCTATATATACAGACAACAGGGTTACAGATAGAGATATAGTTGTATACGCTGGCTCAACTACAGAGAAAACATCGAATGTTACGGTTGAATGTTTTAGAGTTCCTAAGACAGCTAATTGGACTTGGACTGTGGTGAACAATCAGGCATTGTACAATGCTTCAGCATCTGATTTAGAAAATTTTGAGTTACATAAAGGTGAGGAAAACCTACTAGTATTTAAAATATTAGAACTAGCAGGTGTAATAGTTAACAATACGGAAATAGCAGGTTTAGGAAGTGCAAAAGCAACACAAATAGAACAAAAAGTAAAACAATAGAATATGGCAATATTAACAAACGAGGAACAAGCGTATTACGCAACCGGTGGTGATCATGGTAGTTATCAGTTTATAAGTTTACAAGAAATTATAGATTCTTTTAAAGCTACCTATGTAGGAGAAGGTAAGATATGTCAAAACGTGTTGGATGCAGATGTAACTTTTTTTGCCATAAGAGGAATGCAAGAATTAAGTTATGATACATTAAGATCTGTTAAAGATTGGGAAGTAGTTGTTCCAGCTACACTTGTTATGGTTATGCCGGTAGATTATGTTAATTACGTAAAATTATCTTGGAGTGATGGTTCTGGTATAGAACATATTGTATATCCAACGAAGTATACTTCCAACCCTAAAAAAATAGAAGAATCAATAACAAATTTTGGTGGTTTTGCTACAGATGGTGCTAATGAAGATTTAGATGGAACAACAGATAGTGATGGTAATGATACATCTACAACCTGGCAACAATACAAAGCTGCTAAAACTAGAACTAGCAATATAGATGATTATGACGATGATACTTATTGGCCATATCAAGGAGGTAGAAGAGGTATATCTCCAGAGAACGCACAAGTTAACGGTTCATTCTTTGTTGATGCAGATGCTGGTAAGTTTCACTTTAGTTCAAACTTAAGTGGAAAAACACTAATATTAAAATATATAAGTGATGGTATAGTTACCAATGCGGCTGACACAGCTTTAGACTTGGCTGCAACAAAAATACATAAATTTGCTGAAGAGGCAATATATAAATATATAGCATACGGAACTTTAAGCGCTAGAGTTGATAGCAATCCAAATATGTTGGCACTGCTTAAAAAAGAAAGATTTGCAGAACAACGTAAAGCAAAACTAAGATTATCAAATTTAAAAATAGAGGAACTTACTCAAATAATGAGAGGTAAGTCCAAATGGATAAAACACTAATTAAATGCCAGAAATAAAAAGAACGTTTAGCGGCAGTAAGATGAACAAGGACGTTGATGAAAGGCTTGTTCCAAAAGGAGAATATAGAGACGCGCAAAACATAGAAATAAATACATCTGAAGGGTCAAATGTTGGTACAGTGCAAAACCTTAAAGGAAACACTAGCCTAACATCTATTGTGGGTGCTACCGCTGCTTGTGTTGGGTCTATAGCTGACCATAAAAATGATAAAATATACTGGATGGTGGCTGGTTGGGATGATTCACCAACTGTTAGTAGTTGGATAAAAAAAGATTATATACTAGAATACGATATATCATCATCTTTTTATAGATATATATTAGTAGATATATATGATGTTAAAGCAAGAGAAGCAGCTGGTGGTGTAACTAACTCAAACGTTGTATATATTGATGATATTTCAGTCTCATCTTATAATGCGACCGGCGTTAGAACAGGTATGTATTTTATATATTCTGCTGGTGGTTACAATAGAGAAGATAATATAACAGTAACAGATATTGAATGGTCCTCTAGTTATTCTGGAAGTATTAAAATAACTTTGTCAGATAATATTACTATAGGTAGTGGAGGGCCTCAAATCCGCTTTACAGCTGATAGGTTGTTACACTTTGACAAAGATAGGTTAATAACAGGTATAAATGTAATGGACGGCATGTTGTTCTGGACAGATAATTACTCTGAACCTAAAAAAATAAATATTGAAAGATGCGCTTTAGGTACTGGTGGTACAGAATATTTAAAAGGTGGTGGTGTAAACGGGATAAATAATGGTAGTCCTACAGCAGATCTTTTTCACCAATTACACCCTAATTTAGGTTTCCCAACTGATGATAGAACAGATCATTACCATACAAGATTAGTTTCTTCTATAGATGGTTTTAATTTAAAGGTTGTCACTAATTTTAGTGGTAACAAAGCAATTTGGTTAGAAGAAGAGCATATTACTGTTTTAAGAAAAGCACCATTAACACCACCTCATTTAGAGATGTCCATTACAGAATCTGAAAGAAATAACTCTACTACAGGTGTTGCTAATAACACGTCAACTATACTTGATTTTGCTTTTTCAAACGTAAACCCAGTAAGTGGTAATTCTGAGTTACTATCACCTGGTGATGGTCCTTTTGAGATATTTTTTAATGAACCTGTAGATTTTAGACCTGGAGATGTTTTAATATTAACAACCGAGGAAGATGCTGACGAAGATACTTTTATAGAGCATGAAGTTAGAATACGTATAGAAGGCGTACCATCAGGTCATAATCCACCAAACACAATATTATCAGGTACTTCTGGTGATGCTTTTTCTTATATAGTTTTAGGTATAGATCCTTTTCTACAAACAGGTACGGCAACATTTAGATGTAGATTAGAAAAAAGTAGACCATTATTTGAAAACAAATTTGTTAGGTTTGCGTATAGATATAAATATAAAGACGGTGAATACTCAGCTATATCACCATATTCTGAAATAGCTTTTAAACCAGGTGAGTTTGATTACGCT